GGCAAGAACAGTACGGGCCGGTTCCGGATGGCAGGTTTGTTGCACACCTTGACGGTGACGCGCTCAACGATGACATTGCAAATCTCTGCCTTGTAGATCACGCCATGAGTTTAAGATTGCAACAGAAAAGAGACCCGGGTATGCGCAAGCGGGCGGGGCGTAGTCTTAGTAAACTAAACAGGCACAAACGATTATCGAGAAGGGCAAAAGGGTCGCAGAGGGCAAAGTCTATATGGTGGGAGTGTAATGCTTGTAGATTTGAGTTTCATCAAAAATATCCGCCATCAAGATGTCCGAAGTGCGGATGCGGTGGGTTCGAGCAAATAAAACAGTACAAAGAAAGGGCGGGATAAATCCGTGAAATCTGTGGTTAAGAAATTCAAGAAAGGCAGGTGTATTGTGGGTAAGAAAAAATCAGGGGTTACCACGAAGGGCATGAAGGACACGGAGGGTCAAGAGAAGAAAGAACGTTCAACGTCGAATATGGAGGTGGTGTTTAATCGAGAGGCACTACTCGGTGCGTTGAAGTTAGCATCTCAGGCGACGGCCAAGTCAAGTCCGATGTATATTTTGAAACATGTCCTGATACGTGCGGCGATGGACATCGTCAACATCAGGGCGACCGATAACGAGGTGGGGCTGGATATTCAGGTTGTCGAATCGGAGACCAAAGCCGAAGGGTATGTGGCCCTGCCGGCAAAGGAGTTCTGCGAGGCGGTGGCACGGTGCGAGGATGAGACGGTTACGCTTCGCCGGGCCGAAAAATGTGTACAGCTTGTTACATCGAACGGCAGGTATGAATTCAACCTGATTGATGTTAATGAATTTCCAACGATCCAATTCGGCCTTGATGAAATCAAAGGCTGTGAGTTGAAATTAGCCGACCTGCAGCAAGCTGTGGCTAAGGTGTTACATGCTGTGAGTAAGGAGGCGACGCGGTATGCCCTGAACGGCGTCCTGTGGGAGCCGGTAGCCGGGGGACTTGATCTGGTAGCCACGGATGGTCACAGATTGGCTAAGGTATGTCTAAAGACGGGACCATCCGGTGATATGACCCGGGCGGTTATCAGTAAGAGGACCGCGGAGCTGCTCGCCCACTTGACCGGGGACGATGATACGATGGTCAGGGTCGAGGTTTCCGAGAGCAATATCTTCTTTGCAACCGACACGGTGTATCTGTGTGGGCTCCTGTTAAGTTCCGAGTTTCCCAAATACGCCGACATCATACCGACAAGCTGCGAGCACAGTATCGAACTGGACGCAACGGTGGTGAGCAAACAGGTTTGCAGGGTAAAAATATTGGAAGGTGATGAGGAAAATGTAAGAAATGTAAAGATCAGGGGTCGGAATGGCTGGCTGCTATTCGATTCGGAAAATCCCGGCGTGGGTGCCGCCTCGATGGAGTTGGTAATCGGCGAAGTACAGAAGAACGGTGCCGGTGATTTCACAATCGGCGTTCGCAGCAAGTATCTCTTAGATGCGTTGAAAACGATGGACAAGTTTCGGCTGGAGGTCAACGATTCCGATAAGCCGTTGGTCCTGGCGGACGATAATACCATTCATGTGATTATGCCGGTGAAAAATTAACAGAGGTCAGAGGTCAAAAGGGCAGCGAGAAAGGCGGTGAACGATGGATGTACATGCAGCTTATTATGCTCATAGCAAGGGGTTGTTTACGGGCGATGACAAGCCGGTAATAGCAAAAAAGAAAAAAGTGAAATTTATTGATTTGGTTCGGCCCGATTTTTATCTGAATTTCAATGTAGATCAGGCGGTCGAGATATTGATGTGGCTTAAGAGGGAAATTCGGAGGGTTACAAAGCACAGTGGAAGATGTGATTCTTTTTATAGATGCGGCGAGGATACTTATTTGGTGGGAGCCGACTATCTTAAAGAGATCAGGAATGCAATGTCTCGGATTTTTTTGAGTAGGGCAAACGGCCTGGGTCGATGGGCATTTGACAAACTGTATGATTTGGATACCGTAAAGATATTGCCAATACGTTATTATGTAACTCACATCCCGTTAGAGTGGGGAGAATCTCAGCTTGATCTGCTGAAAGAAGTGACAGAAAACGACACCCAATCCCTCAAAAACAAACCGCAAATTACTACATGGAGTCCAAATTCGTGCCATAAAAGGGCGAGAACAATTTACAGCAGACAGCTTGTTATCCAAAAAGATGGCTTTGGGTACAAAATATCCTACAGCTACCCCAACGATGGCAGCAGTTGGAGCATAAACATTGAACCTCAAGAGGGCCAGATGTTAATAGATTTTCTGTTGGACTTGAAGCAACTCTTTGAACACGGGCTAAAACGAAAATATCTCAAGAGTAAGGATGGGTGCAAGTATTCGTCTTGGTACACAATAAACACGACAGCACTGAAAGGCGGTGAATGATGGCTTTTCACACTTGCGATGTCTGTGGTAAGCGCGGCGAATGGACCGAGTCGTGGTGGTGGTATGGCAAATTGATGGACTGGCAACACGAAGAAAGCATACTGATTATGTGCAGCAGGAGATGTAAGGAAAAGATTGCGGATCCAAAAAAGGCCCTCGCCGACAAGATAGCGGGCAGACTCTGGACACCGGAAAACATAAACTGGGAACGTGGATTAAAGTTAGTGAGGTAAAATCATGGCGATGATTTACGAACCGAAGGGTAGGGCTAAGGAATACTCGCTGCTGGCGCTTAATATATACCTTGGTTGCATACATGGGTGTAAGTATTGCTGGGTGCCGGGCGTGAAGAGGATGAAGCCGGAGGATTTTCACCTGGAGTGGGGGCCGAGGAAAGATGTCATCAAACAGGTCGAAAAGGAGGCGGAAAAAATTGCGTGTACGGACAAGCGCGTGCTCTTGTGTTTCACCTGCGATCCGTACCAGCCGATAGGCGATGAACTGAAATTGACCCGCGAGGTCATCAAGATATTGAAGCGGTACAGTATTCCTTTTCAGGTGCTCACCAAAGGCGGTATGCGGGCGGCGCGGGACTTCGACCTGTACGACAAATACGATGCCTTTGCAACGACGATGACTTTTCTTAATCCGAATGACTCGACCGAGTGGGAGCCGCACGCAGCGCCGCCTGCTGAAAGAATCAAGGCGATAAAAAAGGCGAAGGAAAAGGGCATTCGGACGTGGGTTTCATTGGAGCCGGTGATTGATTGCGTACAGTCGCTGGAGATTATCGAAAAAACCCAAGAGTTTGTGGACCACTATAAAATCGGCAAATGGAACTATGACAAGCGGTCGAAAAGAATTGATTGGCGGGCGTTCGGCAAATGTGCAATTGAGTTGTGTGAGGAATACGGCAAGACGTATTACGTCAAGAATGACTTAGTGAAGTACCTTAAAGGTGTGCAGTTTCATAATACGGATACGAGGAAAGTTGATTAGACGCTGATTCCGCAGATTCCGCGGAAATGTAATTATAAAAAATCAGCGTTAATCTGCGTTAATCAGCGTCTAAGAAAATAGGTGAAAAAATGAAGATTAAACGGTTCAAATTGCACGGAAGCAATGAAAAAGAAAGCCAAGACTAAATCGGCGCAATCTGCGGAATCAGCGTCTAAGAAAAGTCCGACCGCGGATTTATCCAGCCAGAAGGCGGCGGCGAAGTATGTCGGTAAGGATGTTCGCACGATTCAGCGGTGGAAGGCCCGCGGGATGCCGGTCATCGACCTGGGCGCCGGTAAGGTCGGCTATACGAAACAGATGTTGGATAAGTTCAAGCGGATGAGCGAGGGTGATGCACAGAACGTCGAGCTGAAGGCGGAGGAGATTCGGCATAAATCGGCCAGGGCATCTTTGGCCGAGATGGACCTGGAGGCCCGCAAGGGCGAGTTGATACCGGCCGATGAGGTTGCCGATTTGTTTAAGGAAAGGGTATCGGCGGCCAAGAATGTTTTGATGGGGCTGCCGACGAAACTGCCGGCGAGACTGAAAGGCAAATCGCACAACCGGTGGGGCGGTATTATCAGGGAGGAGGTATATTACTGCCTGGATATACTGGCCGGCAAAAAAGTTAAGCGAGGCCGAGGGAAATTGTAAATAGAAAATTCAATATGGCAGGGACGTCGATAATACGGGATCGTTTTTTAGGTCTGGAGCAATCGCTCTGGGACCGGCCGCCTTTAGTTACGGTCTCCGAATGGGCCGATGCTAATCGGCGGGTCGTGACGGGCGCCGAGCAAGGACCGTGGCGGACGGCCCGCGCACCTTATCTTGCCGATATTATGGATGCCTATACGGACCCGGAGGTGGAGGAGATAACCATCACCGGGCCGGCGCAGTGCGGCAAGACCGAGGCGGTATTTAACATGATATGCCACACCATCGACTGCGATCCGGTGCCTTGTCTTTACGTTACCGATACCGACAAGAACCGCAAGTATATCTCCGAGGACAGGCTTCGACCTACTATCCTGGGAACCGGCGCATTGAGGCGGCACACGACGGGCCGGCCGTGGGACCTGGCCGGTGACGATTTTCGGCTCGACCGAATGAACCTTTATTTCGGCAGTTCGCAGAGCGTATCATCGCTCGTATCGAAGGCGATCGGACGGCTCTTTTGCGATGAGGTGGATAAATACAGGTTCTATGTCGGTCGTGAGGGCAATCCCATCCAAATGGCATACCGGAGAGGGCAGACGTACATGGAGACGGGCAATTTTAAGGCGGTCTATCTTTGCACGCTGACTACCGAGACGGGTTATATATGGGTATCGCTGGTTGGCTCGAACTGGGCCGAGTACTTCACACCATGCCCGAGGTGCGGCGAGTTTATCAGGATGCGGTTCGACGTGGAGACATTAAAGGTTGAGCCATCGGACCTTCGTGACCCGGAGATAATCCTGCACGATGAGTGTGTGTATTACGAGTGTCAGGAGTGTGGCGGCAGGATTGATCAATATGAAAAGACCGATATGGTGGCCGATGGTATCTGGTGTCCTAAAGGTCAGAAGGTAACGGCGGCGGGCAAACTTGTCGGCAGGCCGGAGAAAAGCAAGCGTCATTCGGGATTTTGGATCGGCGAGATGATTAGTCCGTGGCAATCGTGGCACCGGATGATGGCGGAGTGGTTCAAAAAGAACACACCGGAGGGTATGGCGCAGGGGCGCTTGCGGGAATTCAAAAACCAGGTACTGGCCCAGCCGTGGAAAGAGAAGGGCAAATCGACCGAAGTTACCCAGTTGGCGCAGCGGCGGGGCGATTATAGCGCTGGGACGGTGCCGGACTGGGTACTGGTTCTTGTGGCTTATGGCGATTATCACGAGGATGAGCAGGGCAATCCGAGGATTGATTACGTGGTTAAGGGGTTCGGGTACTTTATGAGGAGTTGCACGATTAAGGCGGGGTCTGCTATCAATTTCGAGCAATTAGAGGGTGAGCTGTTCCGGACACCGTTTCCCTGGTCGAACCCGGAAAGGAAAGATGAGCCTAAGCTGGATGTGGTATTAGTTGGGATTGATGCGCGGTACAAGGGCGCTACTGTTTTCGGGTTTTGCGACAAGTGGCGCGGTCGATGTGTGCCGATGATGGGCGGTAGGGACAGCCAGGTCATGCTGGTAAAACATTCGAAGATCGACCCGGCGATGGTCTGGCGAAAGAGCAGGCGGCGTGTGAAGCCGGGTACGGTTTACATGGTCAATACGAAATACTTTAAGGACATGGTGGCCGGGTGGATGGAGAATCCCATCGGCGGCGCCAACTCGACCGAGTATTTCGCCGAGTCCGGCGGCCGGTTCTTTCGTGAGTTGTGCAACGAGCACCGAATCGAAATGATAGATAAAAAAACGGGTCGTAAGGACTACCACTGGGAGCCGGTGGTAAAGGGTCGGCCGACCCACTTTTGGGACTGCGAGGTGGGGTGTGCGGTTGTCGCTTACTTAAAAAACGTGCAGTACATGCTGCCGCCGGGCGCGGGTAAGGGGAGGGTAAAACTTTCGGAAAAATTGGCTAAAAAAAGGGAAGGGAGGCAGTGAGCGCTGAACGTCCAGCATCGAACGTCGAACATCGCAAGGGTCTGCGGTGCCCGAAGTGCGGGTGTGCGGACTTTTACGATGAGTCTGGTTTGCCGGTGGGATTTGTTACAACTCATACGGTTCCCTTGGTCGGTGTGATCAGGAGATATAAGTATTGCCGCAACTGTGGAAAAAGGATTAGGACGAAAGAAGTGGTTGAAAAGGAAC